TGCTGATCTATTAATCATAGATGACCCACACAAAGAACAAGATATTAAAAAAGATAGTAAGTCATTCGAGAAAGCATGGAACTGGTATACATCAGGTCCACGTCAACGTTTGCAACCTGGTGGTAGAATAGTTTGTGTCATGACTCGTTGGTCAACAAAAGATTTGACTGGACAATTAATCAGGGCTCAGGGAGAAGAAAACTCTGATGAATGGGAAGTTGTAGAACTACCTGCCCTGCTTCCTGATGGAAATCCCGTGTGGCCAGAATACTGGACCAAGGATGAGTTAGAGAAAACCAAAGCATCTATTCCTGTTAACAACTGGAACGCTCAGTATATGCAACAGCCAACAGCTGAAGAAGGTGCAATATTAAAACGAGATTGGTGGAGGGACTGGGAAAAGAAAGATCCACCACAATGTGATTTTATAATACAATCTTACGATACAGCTTTTCTTAAAAAAGAATCTGCCGACTATAGTGCAATAACGACATGGGGAGTTTTCAAAGATGATGATGGTAGACAAAATATTATATTACTGAACGCTTTCAAAGATCGGTATGAGTTTCCAGAGCTTAGAAAAGCTGCTCATGAAGAGTACATATATTGGCGTCCTGACATGGTAATTGTAGAGGCCAAAGCTTCTGGTATACCACTGACGGCAGAGTTGAGAGATATGGGTATCCCAGTAATTAACTTTACGCCGAGCCGAGGAAATGATAAACATGCAAGAGTAAACTCTGTATCACCGCTCTTTGAGATGGGATTAGTATGGGCTCCTATGCACGAACATTTCGCTCAAGAAGTTGTGGAAGAGTGCGCATCATTTCCGTTTGGAGATCACGATGACTATGTCGACTCTACAACACAGGCAATTATGCGTATTAAACAAGGTGGCTTAGTTCGTAATAAAGACTCGTACGAAGACGAACCGTTACCCGATAGAAGTAGGTTAGAATATTATGGCTAGACGAGAAATATTAAATGCGATCCTTCAATCGTTTAAAAAATTAGGTGGGAACACTAATGAGGTCCTTGGAACTAAAACCAATGTAAGTTTTTTAGGTAAAGGTAAATCTCCAGAGTTGATGTTGGACATGGATATTAACGCAGATGCATTAGGTGTATTACCAAGATCAAAAGCAGTAGAAGAATTAACAAACTCTGTTGGCTATGCTGTATCAGGTAAACTGAATGACATACAAGCAAATCAATTATTAAAAAATATGAAGACTATGGAGAATGTTTATTTTCCACCTGCAGCGCCAGCTAACATTACAGACATGGTTACAGGAACTAAAGGTCTAGACAAAGAAGGACTAGAGTCTTTAAGGTTTATGGCAGATGATTTACCGCCTCCAGGTTCACGTGGAGGATCAGAAGATATCGCGGCTCCTATTGCGTCTGATGCAAGAGCATTTACGGGTGAGGGACTTGAACAAATTAAAAATGTTAAAAACAATAATTTAATTGTAGATGACATTGTAAATAAAATTTATTTAAACGCTGGTGTTGCAGAGAATGCACAACCAGTTGTTAGAGCAAATGCCAGAGAGTTTTTAAATAGAATAAAAGATTTAGAAGATCCAGATTTTCCAGGTGGCACAACTTTATCGGGTGTTATGAATCAAGATGATTTTAGATTTATGACTGAAGGTGGTGGCGGAGGAATGGGTGATCCATTTTTATTAGTACAAAAATATTTTGGACCAAAAGTTGCAGCGGCAGTTGCAAGATTAGATGGAGCAGATGATATACAAAAGTTTGCAGAAAATTTAGTTAAGGTAAAAGATGCAAGAGGTAATACAATAACTAGTAGATACTTTGATCCTGAGTCTGTTAGCCCTGATGATTTTGAATTTGCAGAGGGTGGACGTGTTCCTATGTTTGCTGGTGGTGCAGCAAGAATGGGTTACCAAGCTTTAGCAAAATACGGAATCAAACCAAAAGACATATCAAGACTATTTGCAAGTCTAGGTACAGACAAAAGTTTAGTTGGAAAAGAAAAAACAGAATACTTTAGAATGTTACACAAAGTATTAAGAAATCCTGATGACTTCCCAGATGAGATTTTAGATATTCAAAAACAATTAGGTATAGACGTTCCAGGACTTAAAGGCGGTGGTCTTGCCGGCATCCTGGAGGTGTAGTGGATCCCTATAAATATATAAAAAATAGAATACCTGGACTTGTTGTTTATCCTATTGTTGAAGGTGGAAAAGAGTATTTTAGATTACAGTTTGGACAACCATCAAACATATCTCCAGATTACAAAGGTAAAAAAACACAATTTTTTCCTAGAACCGAACAAGGTTTAAAAGATTTAGCAGCTGAATATAATAGACGAAAACCTTTTGTTATCCCCTCTCTAAGTAGAGCTGAAGCAGCTAAAGCAGGGTCACAAAAAATGACAGACTTTATAGAAATTAAAAAAGGTTACTCTCAAGATTTATTAAAATTTATTGAGAAAAATTCAACAGACCCAAAATATAAGGTTAGTAATGGTCCATCTAAATTATATGACGATGCCGTAAAGTTTTTTAAAAAAGATAAAAAATACACTAGCGTTCCAGAAGGGTTTTCTAAAACAGCAAACCAGACTTACGAATTTTTAAAAGGACGTAATTTTCAACTACCAAGAAATTATGAAATAACTGAAGGTTTTAAAATGACGGGTAATTTTCCAAGACACCCTGAACAGATTAAATCTTTGATGGCTGTTAAACTTTTAGAAAACAATCCTAATTTTGTAAATATAAATGAGATGGCATCTAAATTTTATTTGACAGATGTTGATAGAAAAGAATTGTTAAAAGAGAATAAGGAGTTAGTAAAAGCAACATCTGGTTTTTTAGGTAGGAACAAAATTAGAAAAGACTCTGCAGCAGGTAAATATTTACAGAAAAAAGGTTTTGATTTTAATAAAAAATTATATGAAGTCATTCAGTTCAGAACATTAGAGGAAGATATTATTGATAAATTAGGAACTAATATATCAAATGCTGAAAGAGTGCGTTTAGAAAATTCTCTCGCAGTCATTCAAAGAAACCGTGGAACTGTATTTAAAAAACTAAAAACAGAGTTTCCTAATCTTACAAAAGGAAACGCTATGGTGTTAGAACATGCTACGCCTCAAGGTCTTATAAATACAGGAACTTTTTATCCAAAAACTTTTATGTTAAAAGCTCAATATGTTCCACAAGCTTTTAATCAATTTAAAAATACTCAATTTGATACACCATTAATAAAATTAGTTTATCAATATAATAATGAAACAGATCCATCTATAAAACAATCTTTAAAATCTGAAATACAAGATCTTAGAAAAAATTTTAACAATAGAACTAAGGTTGACGGTAAGGGTTATTTAGATGATATGGATTTTAAATTTGGTCAAAAAGTTAGTCTTATAGATAAGACTCCAACAATAGATTTATTGACTGATGAAGGCTCTGTAAGACAATATGTGAAAAATGCTGCACACTCTAATGCATATTTTTCTAGTTTAGATCAGAAGACCGTAGGAATAAGAGATAAAAGATATCCTATTGATAAATTAAAATTAGATGTTCCACAAAATAAAAAATTAGATTTGTTTGTAAAAACAGTTATTAACAGTGGTAATTGTAGAAATGTAATTGCTAAAGCTATTGGAGGAGAGGTCAGCACTTGCGAAGCAGTAATTAGACAAGACCCAGAAAGAGCTGCACAAAAAATATTACAGGTCGAAGGATCTACAGGTCCGTTAACAAAAGTTAAAAACGCAGCATTAGGATTTTTAAAATCACCAGGAGCAAAAACATTCGGTATCGGTGCTGGTGTTGGAGCTGCAATAGGATTAGTCAAAGCATTTAGAAACGATGATCCATCAACTTATTTATCGAACGAAGATCAACAAAAAAATATGTTGGTTGATATGGCAACACAACCTGTATCGATTGATATAGAAAGACCTGCAATATTAGATTATCAACTACCTGCTTTAGGTGGAACGTTAGCTGCTTCAACAGCACTAGCTGCACCATCAACAATCAAAGCAAGTAAATCAAGGGCACTTGGTATTGAAAGAAAACCAAAAGGTTTTGTAAAAACAGGTCTAAGAGTTTTAGGTAGAGGACTAGGAGTTGCAGCATCACCTGCATTACTAGCACCGTTTGCAGTTGGTGATATTGCATCACAGATAGCTGAAGGAGATACACCTGAAGATATTGCAACAAATCCATTTAACTATTTGTACCCAGCATTTGCAGATCAAACACCAAAACTAACTAGAGGATTAAGTCCAACAATTAGAAAAGTTGCTAGATTAGGTTTACCTAGAGCTGCTTTAACAGGATTATCTAGAGTAGGTATAGGTGGCCTTGCTGCATCTCTAGCAATACAAGGATCGGGATTATTTGATGACTAAAAAGCTAACAACTACGATACCGCCTAAAAGAGGGCCTCATCCACAAGGGTTGAATGTTCCTGGAAAAAAGATTATAGTAGTATCGAACTCGGAGAAAAAACATGTCAACAATAGACAAGACTCTACCAAACGTAGAGCAGGAAATAAAATTACCTAGTGAAGAAGAGGTTGTAGAAGCTTCTCAAGAAAACATTGAAGAACAAGTTGGACCAGATGATATCCAAGTTGAACAAGATGAAGACGGTGGTGCTACAATTACTTTTGATCCAGAAGCTGTAAACCAGCCAGGCACAAACGAACATTTTGATAATTTAGCAGACTTATTACCAGAAGAAGTTTTAGGCAGATTAGGATCTGAACTCTATGAAAACTATATGCAATACAAAGCATCTAGAAAAGATTGGGAGGACGGATATACAAAAGGTCTAGACTTATTAGGATTTAAATATGAAACAAGATCTAAACCATTTGCAAATGCGAGTGGTGCAACACACCCTGTATTAGCAGAAGCGATAACACAGTTTCAAGCACATGCTTACAAAGAATTACTTCCGGCGACTGGTCCAGTACATACTCAGATTATGGGTACAGTTACAAAACAAAAAGAAGAGCAGTCGACAAGAGTAAAAAATTTCATGAACTATCAACTCATGAATGTGATGAAAGAGTATGAACCCGAGTTCGATCAGTTACTTTTTTATCTCCCTCTTAGCGGCTCTGCCTTCAAGAAAGTTTATTACGATGAACTTTTAGACAGAGCCGTGTCTAAATTTGTACCAGCAGATGATTTAGTAGTTCCATATACTGCAACATCTTTAGAAGATGCAGAATCAGTTATTCACGTTTTAAAAATATCTGAAAATGATTTACGAAAAAAGCAAGTATCAGGTTTTTATAGAGATATAGAAATTACACCAGGCTACTCGCAAGAAACAGAAGTAGAAAAAAAAGAAAGAGAATTAGAAGGTGTTAGAAAAACTAGAGATGAAAAAATGTTTACAATTCTAGAGTTTCACACAAACATAGACTTAGAAGGTTTTGAAGATAAAGATTTAGAGCAGAATCCGACAGGAATAAAACTTCCTTACATTGTAACGATCGATACATCGTCAAGAGAAGTTTTATCTATCAGAAGAAATTATAAAGCTGAAGATCCATTAAAAAATAAAATTGAATATTTTACTCATTTTAAATTTTTACCTGGGCTTGGTTTTTATGGTTTCGGCTTAATCCACATGATCGGTGGA